CAAAAAAGCTTTACACCTAAAGGTGATGTTACTTTCACGCCAAATCCTATCACACTATTCAAAATGAAAGTGGATATGGAAATTTATCCGGACGATATAGAAGATAACTGGCTTGGTTTTCTTGCCTCAAACTCTTTGACTCGTAAGGATTGGCCGTTAGTTCGTTACATTCTTGAATCTCACGCTTTCGGCAAAATTGCTGAAGATATGGAGTTGAACGAGTATTATAAAGGTGTGTACGCTGCTCCTACTGCAGGTACTGCCGGAGTAAACGGAACTGCCATGGACGGTTTGAAAACTATTTTGAAATTGGATGGTATCAATCGCTTGACCATGTCAGCTTTGAGTGCTTCAACCATTTACGATCAAATAGAAGCAGCATTTGAACAAATTGCAGAGGTATATCAAAACACTGAAATGTGTGTTTGTATGGCTCCTAAATGGGCACGCGCTTTCTTGAAAGACAAACGTACATTGGGTTATTATACCATTGATGGTGCCAACAAAATTGACAACCGTTTGGATTTCGCTCCTGCCTCTGTCATTGGAATGCCTTCTATGATTAATACTGACGATATTTGGATCACTCCAAAATCGAACTTCTTGCATATCACTAAAAAAGGCGAAAACGCTGCAAAAGTGAATATTGAAGAAGCTAAACGTTGCGTGAACGTAATGACTGACTGGTACGAAGGTTTAGGCTTTGGTATTAAGGAACTTGTTTGGACAAACGTAACTGCTGTTTAACCCTCTAAATCGAAAAAGTTATGTCTAAAAAATATATTACTTTAGCAGATATTGACCATAACCTCGGAAACGATGGTAATATGGCGGGTATTGTCCCTTCTTTGATTTATGGTTATCAGGAAGATATTGCTACTTGGCCGGATGAACCTACCGGTGAAACCACTGCATTGGATTTTGATGCTGCCGGTACACTTACGGGTGATGTGGTTATGAAAGCTGGAACGCGTGCCTATAAACTTGACTTTACCGAAGATGTAGGTAATTTTAAAATGGCACCAGCAGGTGAAGTGGACGGTGTTCACTGGAAATATGAACTATCAATTATCAAGGCTAAAATTCAAAAAACCATTCTTGGTTTTGCAAATGCTGCTGCAAGTCGTAAAATGTTCTTCATTGTTCAGGACGAAAACAGTACTTACTACCTTATGAGCAACAAACGCCGTGGCGCTTCGTTAGTAACAGGTGGCGATGGTGCAAGTACCGGAACTGGTGCAAGTGATCGTAATCAAATTTCTCTGAACTTCGAATTTCGTGCCCGTAAAGCCTTCACTTACGAAGGTGATGTTGAAACTATTTTGATTCAAACACCCGGAGCGTAATTTTATCAACTAATTGAAAAGTCCTGGCAATAGCTGTCAGGACTTTTTTTGTACTTTTTTCGCACGGAAAAACGCACAACCTTTGCATTTCAAAATTAGTATTCATTAATCAAAAACAAAAATGGAACAGGATGTAAATTCAACTGCAGAAATGCGACAAGAAGCCATTGATTGGCTGAATGGGAAACGTGATACCGAAAAAGGATTGGAAATACTCGAAAAATCAGGTTATAAACCTCATGTAGCTGCTATTTTCCGTCAGAACAGAACTCGTAAAGACATACCCGGAAAGGTGTTAATTGAAATTCGCAATTACCTGCGCTACTTTGCAACTCCAAACAGCGAAGTTCACAAGGATGAATTGACTGAGGACGAAATTGCAGAACAACTCAACGTAAGAGTATTGACCAATATCGAAAAGGAGTTGGCAAATGAAGAATATCCGCCCATCATTAAGCGGTTGCTTACTGAGTTTCACGGATTGTACCAACAACGTTCACTTTTGCATAAAGGACTGAAAGAAGTTGGTGAGGGTAACGATTTGAAATCTACCACAGATCGCAAACGTATTTTATTTGTGGCCGATGCTATCAGTCGCCGAATGGATGAACTATGGAAATCAATGGAATCCTACAAAACAGATGGCACTTTACCTGCCGAAGAATTGTTTGCAACTTCGTTTGATCCTGATAAAGTGGTAATCCCTGAAGATGATAAAACTGAAGGTGATAAACCAAAACCTGAATTGGTGTTGGCAACGGATATCGACGGGTTGAAAAAACAATCTGATAACTGGCGTATCAAATTAGCCAAAGCGCAAAATCGCTTGGATTACCAGGGAGAAAAAAAGGCTGACAAACCAAATCAAATGCCAGAAGGTCCAAAGCGAATCACGTTGCTAAAAAGAATTGACCAACTGAAAGCGGAAAAGGAAATAATTGATTTGGCACTGGCTAACATGAAGTAATGCTTCATCAGTTCAAAACCATATTGATTGACGAACCGGCACCGGCTGTACACAGCAAGCAACCCGAAGTATTCCACGCTTCGGGTGCTTTGCTATCTTTTTCAGCAGAAACAAGCCTTATCACTAAACACCTGGGCGAACTTATTCACGGAAAGGATAAACATTACTGGAGCTTTAGCAATTTCAACATGATGAAATTGATATTTTGGGTATTGGAACAAACGGGACCGGCTGACATATTGATTTCAACCTACTCAATAAGCCCAAAAACGCTGCAAGGAGTAATGAACAGACGTGAAAAAGGACTGATCCGGAACATTCGGTTTATCGTTGATAACCGGGTGCGTTCGCTAAGCCCTAAGCCGTTTGATTTATTGGTTGCCAACTTCGATTACCGTTGCACGTCCATTCATGCCAAAGTAGCGTGCATTTGGAATGAGAACTGGAACATTACCATTGTAAGCTCACAAAACTGTACCGATAACCCCAAAATGGAACGTGGAGTAATTTACACCGGTTCTGATGTATTTAATTTCGATAAAAAAGTACTTGAAGATGCATTTGACAGAGGAACAACTTAAAGGCGTGGAAGAAATGGCTTACAGACTATTTACTCCCGAACTAACAGCGATAAACATTGAAGCGGATGAGGTTGAATTTTGCGAGGAAATAAACATACCTGGTACCAATGTCAGGACTGCTTATTACAGAGGTTTAATTCGCCAACAAACTGAATTACGTGAAGCAATCATAAAAGCCTCCGTAAACGGTAGCAATCCGGCACAACAGCAACTATTAAGCCTATTACAAGTACTTCAATCTTCGTTACAATGAAAAGTTTACCACAGCCAAAATATCAAACTAAAAAAGCGTTGGCTGAACAAAGCCACGAACTTATTTTAGCTCACATTCTCGATTCTGATAACTCACCGCTTCCGGTTGAATGCCAGGAACAATTCAACCGTGTAGTTTCAGCTGCTCAAATGCTGGATAGTTTACATCCGAGTAGCGTACTTCCAAGGCTTCAGGCAAAATACAATATTTCAATCAATACTGCAAGAAAGGATATAAAGCTTTCTCAGGAGCTTTTTAAATCAAAACATGAGTTTGATTGGGATTACTGGCAACAGTGGCAAATAAAAGACCTTGTAGACACAATACGCACATGTAAACTGCTAGGAAAGCATAAAGAGCGCATTGCCGCGCAAAAAGTACTTAAAGAAGTAATCGGAGAAAAGGTTGTAGGTTCGGAAGATCCTAAACGTATGGAAAAGAATGTATATTACATTCAAATGAACAACAACGGAACTACGGTTAATCTGGACCTTAAAGCCATTAAAGGATTGGATAAAAACGAAATCAGGACTATTGTTGAAGCCATGACAGTACCAATTGAAACAGATGAACAGATTATTGAAATTTTGAGCACATAATGGAAAATTACAACGAAGAATTTGTTTCGCTTAATTCATTTCAGGTCACAGCTCAGCTATTTCAGGCTAAGTTGAAATACTACATTGCCGGACGTGCCACGGGTAAATCATACATTAATGGTGCTGAAGTGGATGAAAACGTACGCATTATGCCGCGAGGAATCACAACCGTAACTCAGGACACACTCGGTCAGGCGCTCACAAAAACACTTCCTTCAACGTTCAAATACCTTGAAATATTGGGTTATAAAAAATATGATCCAAAAACTAAGTCCGGAGACTACGTTATTTGTCAGAAGCCACCGGCACATTTCTATGAGCCGTTTGAAAAGGTCATGAGCCACGAGCACATGATTACTTTCTCTAATGGTCACGGGCTTTATTTGCTTTCTCAAATGGCTGGCGCACGTGGTCCAAATGCAGACTATAATATTACCGATGAGGCGTTAACCATTGATAAAGTAAAGTTTGATCAGGAAGCGGCTGCAACTAACCGTGGGAATGAAGAAATTTGGGGTTTTAATCGTAAAGATGGAAAACCAAAGCTTTATAAACACCACGGATCAACATTTACTTCATCCATGGGTTATCTTCCAGAACACAAATGGATGACTGATCCGGCAAAGTATTATGAAGAAGAAGCCGGGATTCGTATTTTTGAAATTTGGAATCAGATAGTCAATCTTCAGTTGCAGCTAATCAAAGCTAAATTAAATAATGATGAGAAAACAGCTGTTGAATTATGGCACGAAACCGCACGTTTACGTCGTAAAATAACGCCTTTTGTTTCAAAAGATGGCGTGTTGTTTATGCTGGCAAACGCTTTTGACAATATTCACAACATTGGATTTTCGTACATAACCAAAATGTATCAGGTGATGGACATGGTTACGTTCATGATCGAAATCCTAAACTATTACATTGACAAGGTGACCAATTGTTACTATGCAATTGACGAACGCCACGTTTACTACAAGGCTGATAACGATGATTATATTCGCGGATTGGCTGACAATAACGAATTTGATTGGAATGAGCTGCAAAAACGAAACTCATTGTATGATTCCGATTGTGATCCGAACCAACCCCTTGAGATAACTGCTGATTGGGGAAGCAAAATTTCACTCATTGAAGTAGCACAGGAACGCATGTTCGACTTTGTAACAGGACTGATTCAAAAGACTGACAACAATATCAATGAGTTCTTTGTAAAGCCTGATGATCACGCTGACACTATGATTAACGCACTCATGGATAACTTCTGTGATTACTATCGCAATCATAAGAAGAAAGTTGTTGTCTATACCGTTGACACCTATGGCGACATTAAGTTGGCAAACTCAAAGAAAACGTACAACGAACATGCTATCTCACGTCTTGAAAAGAATAAGTGGAAAGTAATCATTCGCAAGCACCCAGGTAAAGAGCCACCACAAAACGATAAGTATTTGCTTTGGCGTTACCTGCTTCACGAAACAGATCCATCACTGCCTAAGAAGCGATTCAATGGCGCACGTTGTAAGTTCACACTTATATCTATGAACAACACGGCTGTTATCCAGAAGCCTAATGGTACGTTTGAGAAAGATAAGAAGTCAGAAGCCCGCACGTCTGTACTACCTGAAGAAGCAACACACTTTGGAGATGCTGTTGATAAACGTATCTGGACAAAGTATGGCAAGCAACTGAAGCTGGGTTCAACGTTCGTATCTCCACGCCTTTAATACTCACCCATTCAATTGCATTGAATCAGTAGTTCATTCGGTCATTACACATTCAATTGCTCTCACGTCGGAGCAATTGAAAGAGTAATGTGCGATTTTGTGTAAGTCTGATGACTTCAATACACTATAAGGACTGCCTTTTGTGTAAGGGACTGCGTTTTATTAACAATAGGTTGTCATATATCCTTAAAATCGTGCGTTTTTCGGTGCTCCGCTCCATAGGGCGCGGTGGGGTTTGTTGCCAAACATTGCAACATGGTTGCAGGGAAAGAAAGGATTTAAGATATTTATAATTAGCATTATAGAAATTTATTAGAGTTATTTAACTTATTGGCTTTTGAAGGCTTTAATAGATTGATAATTTTGAATAATATTTGAAAAACTGAAACCGCACTTTAAAAAATAATTTTGATTAGTTTATGATATGATTCTGATATTTTAGGATGCCTTTTTATTATTGATATGTTGATTTTGTATATTTATAGTATTGATATATAGATATATAACTTTATAATATCAATTATTTTTCGTATCTTTGATATGTCAAAAGGGAATCGAGCCCCCGAATGACACAATTAACCATTTTATTAATAACAAAATTTTTATTCTTATGACAAAATTGAAAATCGTTGGCAACGAAAACAGCCAAGCGGACATTATTCTTCAAAAGTTAGAGGCACAACTTGAAGAAATCACGCACAAAAAACGCCTGGCAGATAACCGCACCGTTTTTTTGACAAAGAAGAATTCACTCCAGGAGTACAAAAAGCAAATGGAAGATGAAAAGCTTGCAGGAAATTTCGAGCAAACAAAGTGTAAAATTTCGTTTGCATCGGGAAGCGGTTATAATAGCAGGGATGATGAAAAGTTTACAATATCAAACACAGAATTGATTTTATTTTTTGTCGATGGGTTGACACTTAAAATTGATGAAGTTGTACAGAAGATTGAAGCCGAGTTAATCGGATAAAAAAAATGTGGGGGATTAGTTTCGAGCCATCCCCCACATTCAAACCATTTTATTAATTAAAATTTCCATTAATAATTAACACGACAAAAATATGAATACTTCAGCAGATACACAAATAAAGCCGAAAATATATATTAAACGCAAACCAACAGAAAAGCAATTGGAAGCCATCAGGGCAAAGCGTGACGAATTGAAAGAACTTTCAAAAGGAATTAAATTACTTGTAAAAGAAGGCAAGTATGACACGGTTAACGAGGGGTTAATTGAGATGTATAGCAAATCAGGGCATAAAGAACTTAAAACAATTCACCAATGGAATGACATTAATATGAGCGTAAAAAAAGGGGAACACGCTTTATTATTGTGGGGGAGTCCAAAGAAAATGGATAAAAAGCAAGAGGGAATAACCCCTGAGAGCGAAGAAAAAGAAGCGGAATTTTACCCGCTTTGTTTTGTTTTTTCAGAAAATCAGGTACAACCAAGCGCAGCCAAATAATATGGACAAACTTTTAACAGTATGCCGAGCCACGCAAGGGAATAAATATACATCTTCAATTAATATCAAAGGTGAATATTTAAAAAAATACGGTTTTGAATTGGGTGATTTTGTGAAAGTTACAGTTTTAAAAAACAAAATTGTGATTGAAAAGAATGTAAGTACAGAGTTATTAAATGCCATGGGAACCAAAAGCCCCGCAATTTTAACAATGATTGAGGGGTTAAGTTTATCGGTTTAAAATCATTTAGATAGCTTTAAAAGGGTATTCACGTCTCTAATACAGAGGGGTGAATCCGCTTATTCCGACTACTTTTTGTCCCGTCAAAAAGTAGCAAAAAGACGGAAAACGCCCAAAATGGGCAGAGTTGAAAATAAATAATTTGGAGTATCTGAGCCAATGACAAATAGTCTATGGCTTTTTTTATGTCCTTTTACTTCCCTTCTTTTCTGCCGAAATTTGTACTATTAAAAAACTGGTTATATGGTAGAAAATCGTTTTCCTACATCCGGGTTGAGTTCTGAGTATGGAGACATTGTGATTGACAGTGTTACCGCTCCTGTCGTTGTGGAAATTCGGTATCAAGGTGCGCTGATTCTTTCAGAGGTTTATAGTCCGGATGCTGATTCAAAGATTTATATCCGTGAAGTTGGTGAATTGGCTATTTTGCTGATTGATAAATCTGATTTTATGACTCAGAACGGCTATACCGGTTATGAAAGTATTCTGTTGAACATTTCAATTATTGGTACTACTACAATTTCAAAGGATGTAACGATATATCAGTCTATTGTTGATTTCTTAGGCTCATTGGATGTAACGTTGCTGAAGCAAATTCCACTTTCGAGATCAACGAATAAAAGCACCGGCATTGGTCGGACGGAATGGATTTCATTTTACGGTACCGGAACACTGAAAGCGTATGTGGTAAGGAAAGGCACAACAGCCGATTTGGCAGCTACTTACAACGTTGTGACTTATAGTTTACCCGAAAAAATCTACAACACAAATGTTTCTCCTTCGGTAATTGCTACGTTAGCCGGTTGCACTGAAGCTGATTTAATTTATTACAACATTTATGTTTCTACTGATTCCATTATCCGTTTCACCATGGATGAAAGGAATTACCCGGATAAGAAGACCTTTGTTTTTAGGAACTGCTTTGGAGCTCAGGAAACATTTACGTGTACCGGATCAGAAAAAAGTGAACGTAAATGGACCCGCTCTTTTGGAAATATTGATAATAAACAAGTATCGATCAGCCGTGACCTGGTGAACAAGCTTACCGCTAATACCGGCTATCTATCTGACGAAGATTTAGAGGTGTTGGAAGATATGTTGAACTCTGATCAGATTTGTTTGCTCGACGAATACGGCTTGCAGGAGGTTGTTATTTTGGAAGAAAACTTCAATGATACCAGCCGGAAAGATGAATTGAAAGTAATTGAGTTCGGTTATCGGTTTGCTAAAAATAATCAATCAGGTTCCAGGTATAAAAAGTTTATTAAACCACGCATATTCTCACCTGAATTTGATGAAACATTTAATTAATGGCAAATCGACCAACACATATACGGCGAAACATGATGTTGAAAGAGTTAGATATCCGCTGGCTGCCTAACGGTAACCGATGTGTTTTTTCTGTCAAATTTTCGGACAAGGAAGGATACATTCATTTTTTCCCGTTTGCAATATCGCGAGGATTGCGATATAATGTGCGTGAAGCCCGGCAACGTGGTATTCAGCCATGCGACGAAAAAGGGAATCCGATTGATCATGTTTACCCAGTTGGAATTGATGCATTTACGAAGTATAATGGAATGGAAGTAATTTTATAAATCATGGAAATATTATTTAATGATAAGGGTGCACCCTTAATGATTTCTTCGAATAGTTTTTTTGCTTCCACTACCGGAGCACCGGCAGGGATAACTAAAGAGGAAAAGAAAGCATTGATAAAAGTTGTTGATACTAAACTGGATCAGGACTTTACCACGCTGACAGGTGTACGCCTGTTGAGTTGGAATGCCAGTAATGATTTTCCACAATGGGCTGATAAGATAATAACTTCTACCAGTGTACTTAACTCTGGGCTAAAGTTTATCCGTAACTTTACGCTAGGTCAAGGTATTTACGCCTGTATAGTTACCGGTTATGATGCTGACGGTAACGAAATATTGGAAGCCTATCCAAATCCGGAAGTTCAGCAATTACTAAACTCACGTAAGTTTCGTAATTTTCAGGAAAACTCAGGACGTGATTATTTCAAATTTGGTGTTTCGGCCGTTCAGTTGATACCAAACATTGACGGTACAAAAATAGTCGGGTTAAACACGATTAACGCTTATTTTTGGAGATTAAGCGAACGGGATGCCAATGGTTTTGAGCAGATTGTTGTTTCAGGAAAGTTTCCTGAATCTCCGGCTAAAGATCAGTTTCAGATTTTCGATGTCTTGTTGGAATATGATCCTGATTTAGATTTGGATATTCGCAAATTCGAGGGGAAAACCAAACAGAGCACCGTAATGATGATTCGTGACAGCTGGAGTAATCGCGATACCTATTCAGAGCCTATCTGGTTAAGTGCATATCTTGCCGGTTGGATTGATATTGCTAAATCAGTACCTTCATACTTGCAGAAAGTATATAAGAATCAGGCTACATGGAAATGGCATATTCAGATACCTTATTCTTTTTGGGACAGAAAGTTTCCTGAAACTGATTTTGATAAGCCGGGTGATCGTCAGGCAGCCATTGAGTTATATATGGATGATATAGAATTGAACTTGCTTGGGTCTGATAATGCCGAAAAACCATTATTTACTTATTATTCAGTAAGCGACATTACAGGTAAAGTAGATGAAGAGTGGAAAATCACTGCATTAGACAATAAATCGAAAGAAGGTGACAAGTTGGTAACTAGTGCAGCTGCCAACTCCGAAATCCTATTTGCATTAATGATTAATCCTTCTGTACTTGGTGCAGGAATGCCGGGAGGAGTTTACTCCGGCAACCAGGGAGGTAGCAATATCCGTGAAGCTTTTCTGGTAAACATTGCCAACGCATGGGTAGACCGTCAGAACTTACTCGATCCAATCCAAACTATGCTCCGTTTCAATGGATATACCGACGTGGAACTTCGCTACCGAAATACGATTTTGACAACTCTTGACAAAGGGAGTGGCACTCAAAAAAACTTGGCATAAACTTTTCTGTGCATGATAATTTTTATTGGTTACTCGTACCGCCTGGCTGTGAAGTTCGGCGGTATTTTTTTTATATCTTTGTACCTTAAACCAATTAAATTAAAATTGTATGAAGAAAGTTTTATTGATAGCTTTAATGATTATGATATGTTTACATTCTTTTTCTCAAGATAGTATTCAACACATAGATAATAACCAACCTATTAAAAGTGTAGTTATTCAGAAAATTGATTCATTGCAGGATTCCAAAATAGATAGGATTGAACTTAATTTGACACAGTTTCACCATGAAACCCGTAAAAGCCAGTTTTTTATGTATGTAGGTACTTTATTGACAATGTATGGAGCCTTTAATCAACCTTCGAATAATAAACCTAACTACTTGTTGTTTGCAGGTTGCTTGAGTAATTTTATAGGAGGAGTCATCTACCTTGATAGTTTCAAATACCTGAATTTTAAACATAAGATTCCTGGTAAAAAGGTTCATTTTGATGTTGATTGAAATTAGCACATTGTAAATTCAAAAAATATTCTGATATTTGCAGTGTCAAACAAACAAAAACAGAGCAACTGAAAGCGTTGCCCATTATTCACGGGCTTTTTTTATGCCATAATTGTCGATTATAAAACGACGGCTGTACATTTTTCCGTTCAATTTTTTGAGCTTGCTCTGAGATTGTTTGTTTGACGACCGGGATTTGTACGGCCGTTTCCGTACATACACGTCAAACAAACAATCAATTATGAGTAAAAAAATCGGCTTTTATATTCCTGATGAGGATGAAAGCAAACCGGAGCAACCGGACAGTTCAGTTATTATTCTCCATAAATTTATTGAGTCTATTTATGCGCCAAACGGTTCCACTGAACAAAAGGAGTTCCGCACGGCTCTGGAACTTCAATATGAACTCCGAGAAAGCGTGGAAGTGAGCATAACAGCATTGAATGAAGTACTTACCGAAATGGGTTATGAACTTGAATTTATTGAAGGAATGCCACATTGGGTAATGTATCAGAAAAACTTATTATCTTTGTAAAAAAACAAATCTATGACTGCAACCGTAACCGATAAAATTCAGGCAATTAATAAGTTGATTAATGAAAACTTGTTATCTATTGAACCCGTAAAGTTTCAGGCTATAATGAGTGCTGCGATTTGGAATGTTTATAAAGCAGATGAATACAAAAATGTTTGTCAAAATATACTTGACTTCTGCCACATGAAAAACTCTTACGAAGGCATTGAAACTCCTGCTAATCCTACTTTGATAATCATGCTAAAAGATGAGAAACAAAAAGTAGTTTACTGTGTGAAGTTCAATGGAGAAAAAGTTGAAATTCTACCTATTGGATAATAAACCTATAACTTTATTTTATAAAAGTCTACCACTAGGGTAGGCTTTTTTTATGTCCTTTTCCTACCATAGTTTTCTGCCGAAATTTGTATCATAAAACTTATGCTTATGATATTTAGTTCAGCAAAATGGAATTCGGCAGGCGAAATTCGCCCGTATGTAAGTGTTGCCAAGTCGCTGGCGTTTGACGTGATGCAGGCACCGATCCGCAATGCTTTCGAAATGTTTCTCCGTCCGCTACTAGGCGAAACCATGACGTCCGACCTGATAGGCTACTATGCAGCTACCACACCTTCCGACAAACAAACCCGACTGGTCCAGTTGGCTCAACGTGCCAATGCTTTTCTGGCATTTTGGTACGATTATGCCGAAATGAATGTGTTGATTACCGATGCCGGAATTCGCCGTCAGGAATCGGACACTGCCAAAACTCCGTATAAGTACCAGGAACAAGCCTTGAAAAACGGATGGAAAGAAAAAGGTTTCAACGCATTGGATGATTTACTGTTGTATCTAGAAGTGAACATTGCTACTTTCGCGCATTTTTCCGCCTCGCCAAACTTTACTTCAGCCAAAACGGATATTGTCCGAAATGCTTCGGACATTGACAATTATTACTTTATCAATAATAGCCGGATTCTTTATTTAAGGCTCCGTCCACACCTTCGTACAGTA